AAGTAAGGTTAGTGATGGGTTTAAAGCATTATTAGCTAATCCTATTGTAGCAATATTAGCAGCGATTGCCACAGTGTTAATAGTACTTTATAAAGCGTTTACTTCAACCGCCGAAGGAGCAGATAAAATGTCATTTGTATTTGAAGGGGCAAAGGCTGTATTGTTGACTGTTAGAGATACTATTTTGGGAGTAGGTAAGGCAATTGTACAATTTTTTCAAGGCGATTTTAAAGGGGCAATGGAAACAGGCAGCAATGCAGTAAGTGGCTTTGGTGATAAGGCTACACAGTCATTTAATGATGCTTACGAAGCTAGTAAACAATTAGATGACATTGAAGATGGAATGGCAGAGTTAGACGTACAAAGAGCAAAAAGTAACGCTGCAATTAAGGCTAGTAAAGAATTATTGAATGATGAAAATGCAAGTTATGCAGATAAGAAAAAAGCGCTTAAAGAAGTAGGGGAATTAGAAAGCAAAACAGCTGCTGAAGAATTAGAATTAGCCGACAAAAGGGTTAAGGCTTTGCAGTTTAAGAATAAGGAGCAAATAAAAAATAGTACCTTATCACAGGCGCAAATTAAAGAAATGCAAGATGCTGAAATTTCATTTTATAATAAACAGGAAGAATTAACAGGTAAACAAATACAATTACAAAAACAAAATAGGGCTTTAGATAAGCAGCAAGATGCAGAACGTAAAGCCATACATGATGCAGAGTTAGCAAGGCAAAAAGAAGCAGCGCAAAAAGCAAAAGAATACGCAGCGGAGCAAAAAAGGTTAGCGGATGAAAAAATAAAACTTGATAAATTAATAATTCAACAGCGTAAAGAATTAGAAGCTAATTTGGTTGCAGAGTCAGAAGAAGCAAGAAAAAAGTTAAATGATGACGAAGCCAAAGCGGAAGCGGATGAGAAAAAAAGATTATTTGATAATGAACAAACAAGGTTACAAAATAAAAAGAAATTAGCTGATTTAGATATATTAAATGACCCTAATAGCAGCGCAAATAAGATAGCTAAAATTGACGCTGATTTACAATTGGAATTAAGCAAGTTGGCGGAGGGAGATTTGCAAAGACAAGTTTTAGCAAAGAAAGCAAGCAATGATATTTTACAAATAAAAAAAGAAGAGGGTGAGGCAAAGGAAAAATTAGATGATTTAGAGTATGAAAGAAAAATGCAAAATGCTGCTGCTATTGGTGGGGTTGTTTCTGGTTTATCAAATTTGATTGGTCAGGAAACGGCAGTAGGCAAAGGGATTGCAGTAGCTGCCGCCACTATTGATACCTTTCAAAGTGCATCAACAATTTTTAGGCAGGCTTCAAAAAACCCAATAACTGTAGCAAACCCAGCTTATCCATATTTAATGGCAATACCAGCCGTATTAGGAGGTTTAGCAAGAGTAAAACAAATAGTTGCCGTTAAAGTTCCTAACTCAAGCGGCGGCGGCGGGGCTAGTGTGCCATCGGCAGGATCAATAGGTACCCCACCTATTGCACCGAGGGCAACTTCAACAACACTAGACCAAACAAGTATAAATAGCATAGGAAACGCAGCTACACCAGTGAGAGCCTATGTAGTTGATAGTGATAGCGTAAATAATAGGGAGCGAAACGAAAGGTTAAATAGAGCTGCTAGGATAGTTTAAATGAAACAAAAAACTATTTTTCTCTTATGATTATATGCAGCGTAAAATTTATAAAGCGGTAATTAATCCAGAATTAGAAAGCGAATTACAAGTTGACTTTATGGGTTTGGTTGATAGACCAGCAATAGAGCGAAATTTTTTAGCATTTTCTGAAGCAAAAGGGTTTTCGGTGAACGAAGAAAAAAGAATTATATGTGGGCCAGCAATGATAGCCGACATGCCATTGTATAGAAGTGATGCAAAGTATGGTGAGTATTATGTAGTATTTGACAAGCAAGCTATAAGGGATATAGTTGAAAAGTTTTCGGCAAAAGGCTACATGCAAAACTTCAATTTATTTCACAATCAAAACGCCAAAGTATCGGACGTTACTATTTTCAATTCTTTTATTTCGGATAGCGAAATAGGCATAAGTCCATTAAAAGGATTTGAAGATGTAGCAGAGGGTAGTTGGTTTATTTCTTGCAAAGTAAACAATGATGAAGTTTGGGATAAGGTAAAAAGTGGCGAAATAAAAGGTTTCAGTGTAGAGGGATTATTTAATTATGTACCAGCCGAAGATTTAGCATTTAACGCCAATAACATTACTGAAGAAGATACCGCTTTTTTATGCGGCTTACAATGCCACAATAAGGAGTTATTAAGTGCTGCTATCCTAGTGCCGCAATCTTCTTTAATCTACTCATTTGCTCAAAAAATAATCAAAGCAGCAAGCAATGACAATGAACAAATTAGCCAATGGTTAAAAGAAGTACCATCTGTTTTGGCAAATAAATTAGCAATTGAAAACGCCTATAATAAAATAAGTAAAATTTTAAATGAAACAATAATTTAATTAAAACTTTTATTAGTATATGAACACAAACATTAAAGAATTATTGCAAAAAGTAAAAGGCATGTTTGATGCTCCATTGGTTATACCAGCGGCACCATCGCAGCCAATTTCTGTATTACCTTTTAAATTAAAAGACGGCACAGAAATTTCAATAGCATTAAAAGATCCTACTGCAAATCAAATGCCATCCGTAGGTGATTTGGTTACTATCAATGGTGCCCCAGCACCAGAAGGAGTACACGAATTAGAAGATGGTAGCAGCATTACAGTAGATGCAATGGGAGCAATTACAGAGTTAAAAGAAGTTGAGCCTATTACACCTCAAGTTGATTTAGGCGCAATGCCAACAACACCAACAGTTGAAGAAAGATTATCGGCTATTGAAGCTGAATTATCTAAAATGAAAATGGCAATCCAGCCAGTGCAACAAGTTCAAGCTGACACTTCTATTCCTTTAGCAATGGCTAAACAAGATGAGGTAATTAAGTCAATGTTTGAATTGTTAGAAAAAATGGCGGAGGTGCCAACATCTGAACCAATTACTTTGGTTGGCAATAAAAAAGACCAATTTGAAAGGCAAAACAAAAGAGAGGCAGCACTTGAACAAATTGCAAAAGGCATAGCAGAAATTCGTAATAAAAATAAACAATAAAACTAAATAACAATGGCATTATCAGTAAACACCTTAGTAGACTACGTAATTGAGAATGAAAATGAATTGGTTGCTAAATCGTTATTTAGCGGCAAAACATCTCAATTAATTTCAAGCGAAGGCACCGTTTTAACAGGTGTAAAATTTGCTCAAAAAATAAACATTTTAGCAACAGATGCTATTTTTCAAAATGGCGCAGGTTGTACAAGGGTGCCAAGTGGCACAACTAGTTTAACACAAAGACAAGTAACTATTGGAGAGATTGCAGTAGTTGAAGATATTTGTGTAAAAACTTTGAACTCAAAATATATGAGTAAGAAGTTAGCCGCTGGTAGCGATGTAAACACTTTGCCTTTTGAGCAAGAGTTTGCCGACTTAAAATCAGCTACAATTGGCAAGCAATTAGAGATTGCAATTTGGCAAGGTGATACAGCAAGCGGTAACACAAATTTAAATAAATTTGACGGTTTAATTAAATTGATTGATGCAGCAGGTACAGCCGTAAACGGCAATACTACAGGCATCACAACAGGTACAGGCGTTACAGTTGCAAACATTAAAACAGTTGTAGATAACACTTGGTTAGCATTACCAGCGGATGTAACAGGGCAGGATGACATTCGTGTCTTTATCGGATGGGATAACTTCAACAAGTTTATTGCTTCTTTTAAAGACCAAAACTTATTCAATTTTGCGCCAACAGGTAGCGAAGTAAGTGCTGCTAATGGTGTAGTAATCATACCAGGCACTAACTACAGATTAACCGCTGTACATGGCTTAAATGGTACTAATCGTTTATTTGCGATGAGAACTAGTAATATGTTTGCAGGCGTAGATTTAGAAAATGAGTATGAGCAATTTAGTATGATGGAAGATCAATTTAAAGATTACTTACGTTTTAAAGCACAGTTTAAATATGGTGTAAACGTAGCATTCCCAGATGAAATTGTTTCTTTTAAATTAGTTTAATTAATCCGGGGTAGCGTTAAAAACTACCCCTTTAAAATATTATTATTATGCCAGTAGGATGTGCATTAACACAAGATTATAGCTTTGGTTGTGATGTAGGTATAGGTGGTACAAAAGAGTGCTACATAATCGAATTAGAAAACGTCACAGGCTTTACAGAAGCGAGTGGAGTTTTAACAGGTATTACAAAAGCAGCAGGTAAAATATTCAGGAAATATCAATTAGTAGTTGAAACTGCTAATTTTGAGGAAACAATAACAGGAGACAGAAAGAACGGCACTTTGTTTTATCCACAAAAAGGTACAATTGTCTTGAACAAGCAACAAGCAGCGGTAAGGAATGAAATACTTTTATTGGCTAAAAATAGATTGATAATTGTGATAAAGGATAATAATTTAACTTATCGTTTATTTGGCAGGGATTATGGATTAATGTTGCAAGGCGGTTCAGCAAGTACAGGTACAGGATGGGGTGACAGGAATGGTTATTCATTAGAGTTTACAGGTAATGAATTAGAGCTTGCTCCATTTGTACAAGAAAGTGTGATAGCTACATTGCAGACGTAAGTAGATGAAAATTAATATAATAAAATAGCCCTTCATAATGTGGGGCTATTTTATTTTGAAACAAAAACAAATATTTTACTTTTATAATTAGATGCTACAATTTAAGATAAATGAAACAGCGGCAAACATAATTTTAACATTAAGCGAAAATGTTACTATTAATGATGTTTATTATTTGTTTTATTTCAAACATGAGTTGACTAAAAGTGAGGTTGTGTTTATAATTTATGAAGGGCAGGACGAAAGCCAATCACAGGAAAGGTTTAATCAATTCACTATAAATGCTGCAACATTATTTAATAATCAGCCTACAGGCGAATGGCATTATACTGTTTATGAACAATCTAGTAGTACTAATACTGATTTGACTTTGACAGGTAATCCTTTAGAATTTGGAAAATTAATATTAGAAAAATCACAAAATTTCGAGTTTACAAAATACAACCCATCAACAAATTATATTGCCTACAATGGATAATACTACACCAGATATAATGGTTTTGAGATTTGCGGACAGTTCAATTCCAGTTTTTAAAGAAAGTAAAAACAAAGGCTATATTAAATATGGTGAAAATAATTTATACCCTAAATATTTAAACTATCTTTTTAATAAGAGTGCCAAACATAACGCTATTGTTAATGGTAAGGCTATGTATATTTTCGGAGCAGGATATACCAATGGTGATATTATTGTAAATAAATTAAATGAAAGTTTAAACGATATAACTAAGAAGTGCATACTAGATACAAGGGTGTACGGTGGTTATAGATTAGAGGTTATTTGGAATAAATTAGGGCAGGTTTGTGAAGTTTATCATGTTGAATTTAGCACAATAAGAAAAGGCAAAGATGGCGGTTATTTTTACAAAGAAAATTGGGATATATCAAATAGGGATGAAGAAGTTTTTATTGAAGAATTTAACCCATCAAATAGATTTGGCAGGCAAATTTACGCATATAATGAGTACCGTCCAGATGTAAGGTTCTACCCTTTGCCAGACTATATCGGGGCTAATAATTATATTGAAACAGATATAGAGATTAGTAAGTACTATTTGAGTGCAATTAAGAATGGTATGATGCCGTCTAAGATGGTTCAATTTTATACAGGTAGCGATATACCTGATGACAAAAAAAGAGAGATTGAAAATAGATGGAAACAAAAATTTGCAGGGAGTGAAAATGCAGGAAAGTTTGTTTTAGTTTTTAACTCAAATAAAGATAAGAGTGTGGATGTTCAAGACTTATCTGGCACCGATTTAGACAAGCATTTTGTTGAAATGAATAAGACTTGTCAACAAGAAATATTTAGCGGACATTTGGTTACTTCGCCGATGTTATTTGGGATAAAGACGGAAGGTCAATTAGGCGGTAATACAGAACTTCAAACTGCTTATACTATATTTCAAAATACTTATGCAAGACCAAAAGCGCAAGATTTAGATAAAGAGGTTAATTGGTTAATGAGTTTTAGCAAGTGGCCAGCAAAATATGAGTTGCAAGAAGCTAATCCTTTAGATATTCAATTTGATATTAAAGATATTGCTAAATTTATACCTAAGAATTTTATATTTGATAAAATTGGTATTCCAAAAGAAATGTGGAATGATGCACCAATTGACAATGCTTTATTACCTTCAACGATTGCATCACCAACATTAGATACAGATGTACCACAAGTGGCAGCCAATGATAATATTAAAAATTTAAGTGCAAAACAGCACCAACAATTGATGCGTATTATTAGGCAATATTCAAAAGAGCAATTAACAGAGCAAGCCGCAAAAGCATTGCTAAGGTCAGGATTAGGATTAAATGAAGACGATATAAATAGCTTACTAGGAATAGAAGCAACGGCTATGAGTGCTATAGATGAAGATACAACTATTGCAATGTTTGCTGCATGTGGGGAAAGTAAAAGCCATTACGAAATATTAAAATCAAAAAGGGTTTCATTTGCTAATGATGAAGAAGCCTTTGAGGATGAATTTAGAACGTATCAAAATACCGATAAGGAAAACAAGATTTTAGACTTAATAAAAAAAGACCCTAAAATAACAAACGAATTAATTAGTAAGGCAATTAAAATACCGCTTATAGAA